GCCGACTTCCTAGCCCCGGCTAGCTTAGCCATCATAGATCCGGTCACCGGCGATTACACTTACCTGCTCAATAAGGACGTGAGCTACATAAGACAGGTCTGGCCGAATCCAACGACACTTGCAACGCCATCCGCCTACTCGCTATTCGACGCCGACGCCGATACTACCAGTATCCTGGTGGGCCCCACGCCGGACAAGGCCTACGCTGCGGAGCTGAATTATTTTTATCGCCCAGGATCGCTGGTCGACAACCCAGCCGGTACCTGGCTCAGTGAGCACGCCTATGATGCCCTCCTCTATGGTGCCTTGTCAGAAGCCAGTAATTGGATGAAGAAGAGTCTCGGCGTCGACAACATGGGCGATGCTTATGAAGCGCGCTTCGTCTCCGCCTGCGCGGCGCTGAAGAACCTCGGCGAAGGCCGGGATCGCAAGGATACTTACCGCGGCGGCGAGCTGCGCAACCCAGAGGGCCTATAATGGCTATTGTTCAAGCCTTCACGACGAGCTTCAAGGTCGAGTTGATGGAGGCGATCCACAACCTGACCACCGGGCAGGACGTCATCAAGTGCGCCCTGTTCCGGGCGCAGGCCTCGATCTCCGGGTCGTTCGGCGCGGCGACCACCAACTACTCGCAAATGGGCGCCGACGAGGCTTCCGGCACCAATTACTCGGCCGGCGGCGTTTCGCTGACCAACGTCACGCCGACCTCCTCGGGCACCACGGCCTTCGCCGACTTCGCCGACGCGGTGTTCTCGAACGTTACCATCACCACCAGCGGCGCGCTGCTCTACAATTCGTCCAAGAGCAACAAGGCGCTGATCGTGCTGAACTTCGGCGCCGACAAGACGGCGACGGCTCAGGCGCTGACAATCGTGTTCCCGACTGCCGATGCCAACAACGCCATCATCCGGCTAACCTGAAGGTTTCACCGTGGGAAAATCGACCACAACTAGCAATAATTTGCTCAAGCTGGTGTTCAACGCCACGGCATGGTCGTTGATCGCCGACAACACCGCGACAACGCCGTTAACCAATCTGTTCGTGGCGCTACACACGGCGGATCCCGGTGTTGGCGGTAGCCAGACGACCAGCGAGGTGACCTACACGTCTTATGCGCGGGTCAGCGTGGCGCGTACCACCGGTGGCTGGACGGCCTCGACATCTGCATCGACCTCGCCGGTCGGCAATATCAGCTTCCCGGCTGGCACTGGCGGGTCGGGCACCGCGACGTATTTCTCCGTTGGCACGCTCACCTCAGGTGCTGGTGTAATCCTGTACAGCGGCACGGTTACCCCCAACATCGTGCTTGGCAACGGTGTCACTCCGATTCTCACAACGGCTTCTACGATTACGGAGGCCTGACATGCCTGAAGTCTACGCGGTTGGGACGGCTGTCGGACGCGGCGATACTGCAGGCGAGATCGCACGCGCCAAGCGCATCGAGCAGGCTATGGCTGATGCTGTGGCGCAAGCGCAGGCCGAGGGCGTCACCGATCCGGACGTGATTCGCGAACGCATCCTGGCGGCGCGCGATAGGGCCCTTTTAGCCCCCTAAAGGTAAGCGATGACCTACCCCGTAATCGCAGCTACCAACACCAGCTCGAATGATACCGCCAGCACTAGCGCAGTAGTTAACCTACCCGCCAGTATCGTTTCTGGCGATCTGCTGGTTATCGCGATAGCCCTTAGCGTAAGCACTGGTTCTACCGCAACAACACCATCTGGCTGGACGCTGCTTTTTGCGGACAATATCGCCGCGCAGGGCGAGAGTTCTGCCGTATTTTACAAAATAGCTTCCGGATCGGAAGGTGCCAGTGTTACCGTCACGATCACGTCCTCGAAGTGGGCCGCGCTCTCGTGGCGAATTACAGGTTCAGACACTTCTACCGCACCGGCCTTTTCTACCCGATCAAAAGCGTCGACAGCTAACCCTGCACCTCCAGCGCTCACGCCGGCCTGGGGTTCTGCAACCACTCTTTGGCTGACTGTCACCGGGTATGTAGGAAATTTAACCGTATCTAGCTACCCTACGGGGTTCTACCGCAACATCACTGTGAAGTCGGGTACCAGTGCTGATTCGGCTAGCGCCGCTTCGGGGGCTACGAATGACACCGTAGCGACCGAGACCCCCGGCACCTTTACTCTATCTGTATCGGTACCATCTACTGCGTGGACAATGGCGATTAAGCCGGCGCCCAGCGTGGGCGCGGCAGCAGGTGCGGCCACGGTAACGGGTGTTGGCGCGGCTTCGACCTCCGGTGTAGCGGCGTCAAGTGGCGCGGCCACGGTAACGGGTGTTGGCGCGGCTTCGACCTCCGGTGTAGCGGCGTCAAGTGGCGCGGCCACGGTCACGGGTATCGGCAAGTCGACGGCTGCCTCGGTAGGCGCGAGCGCAGGAGTTGCTACGGTCTCGGGTACCGGCCGTTCGACTGCGGCCTCGGTTGGTGTCAGCGCGGGCTTCTCCACTGTCTTAGGTGTCGTACCTTCCCTAGCTGTTGCCGCGGGTATAGCGACAGTTTCCGGCGTCGGGTCCTCGACGGCAGCCAGCATCGGCGCGGCCAGCGGCGCAGCCACTGTCACGGGTATCGGCTACGGCACCGTCACGCAGCTGGTTACTGGCGCGGTCTCGGCGTGCATGGTAGGAACAGTCAATATCTGGCAGATCGTGCCGGTCGGGCCGCCGAGCGGCAACTGGGCGCCGATCGATCCCGATAATCCAGGTGGGTGGGTTCCGATCAATCCTGATCAGCCGGGCGACTGGATGCCGATCGCAACGTGAGGACGTAGATGACGAGCACATACTCACCGGCGCTCCAGATTGAGGAGATGGCGACAGGCGACCAGTCGGGTACCTGGGGCGATACCACCAACAACAACTTCCTGCTATTCGAGCAGGCCATCACCGGCGTGGTGTCGATCGCCCAGGGCGACGCCACCCTGACGCTCACGGTTTCCAACGGCGCCGTCGATCAGGCGCGCAACGCCGTCATCAACCTGACCGGCGCCATGACGACCGGGCGCAATGTCATCGTCCCGACCTCGAACAAACTCTATCTGTTCAAGAACTCGACCACCGGCGGGTTCGCCACGACGATCAAGACGGTGGCCGGATCGGGCGTGGCTATCGCCGCCGGCACTTCGCAGTGGGTCTATTGCGATGGCACAAATGTCGTGCAGGGCCTTTCGGGCACGCTATCCTCCGACGTTAACAACAACCTGGCGTTGAATAATTTCCTTGACGGTTACGCTACAACGGCAACGGCGGCCTCGACGACGACGCTTACCGTCGCCAGTGCCTACCTGCAGTTCTTCACTGGCTCGACGACGCAGATCGTCGCCATGCCGGTGACCTCGACATTGGTGCTCGGGCAGGCCTTCAAGGTCGTCAACCAGTCGTCCGGCGCAGTGACGATCAACTCCTCGGGCGGCAATGCCATCGTGGTGCTGGCCGCCGGCACTGCTTCTACGCTGACCTGCACGGCCATAACTGGTACGACAGCCGCCTCGTGGAGCGCCACCTATAGCGGCACAGCGGTGACCTCCGGCAAGCTGCTGACCATCTCGAACAGCCTGACGCTGGCGGGCACCGACGGCAAATCGCTGACGCTCTCGAACACCGGCACGCTAGCGGGCGGCGATGCATGGGTGCTGGCGATCGCGGCGGCCAAAACGCTAACCGTCTCGAACACGCTGACTTTGGCCGGTACTGATTCGACAACGATGACGTTCCCGAGCTCGTCGGCTGCCGTCGCGGCTTTGGATCTGGCGGCGCAGACTGTTACGGGCGGCGCCAAGGTCACCACGCTAGACCTCGGGACAGTTACGACCGGCACCACGACGCTAGCGCCGGGTAGTCGGCCGCTGCAGAAGATGGTCAACGGCGGCGCGTCGACGTTGACGATGGACGCTAACGATGGGTCGATGATCCTGGAGGTGACCAACAACGGTTCGGCGGGCACGCTGACGCTCACCTTCGATAAAGTGGTCGGCGCTTTCGACACGACGAACGGGCACGAGTTCCGGTGTTCCTGCTCGAAGGTTAACGCCAAGTCCTTGCTCATCATCCAGCCGATGTTCTGATGATCCCCGTATTCACCCCCATCCCGTTCTTCATCCCGACCAACAATACCTTGTTTGCCGCGTTGCAAACGCTTGGATACACGGCGGGGCTGCAGACGTGCCTCGATGCCAGCGACGCGGCGTCCTACACCTCCGGGCAGACGTGGACCGATGAGACCGGCAACGGCTATTCGTTCTTCCGCGGCACCAACGGGACTGTCGAGGCGGCTGATCCAACGTTCAACGGTACCGCCGGGTCGCAGACCTCATCTACCTACTGGTCGGTGAACGGGACGCAAGAATTTACGTTGAACCAAGCAAATCCAGCGTGGTACCTGACGCTTGGAAAAGACTCGGCGCTATTTTCGATATGTGGGTGGATTTACAAGCCTGCGCTTTCCGCCTACTCAACTATTTTCGGCAGCTTGGATGGAAGTACCCCGATACACGGCATTGCGCTGCTAATTAGCCCCGCGAGCGCGCTGGAATTTAACGCCGCTAACAACGCGGGTACCGCCTTTGCGCTGGCTATCGTATCGACCGTGACCGTCCCGGCAAACACCTGGACCTTTGTCGCGGTGACGATAAACGAGGCCGCCACAACGGGTTTTCTGCAGGTAAACGGCACCCAAGAATCCAAGGTAACGACATACGTGTCGCCAGATACGAATAACCCTTCTTTCACTGCGGGAATTCTAGGCTTTGGGGGGTTTAATGGCCGCGCGCCGAACGGCACAAGGATAGCTAACCTAGCCGTGTGGCAAGGTGTCGGTATTACCCAAGCGCAAATGCTTTCGGTTTTTACCGCAACCCGAGCCAAGTTCGGAGTTTAGCTTCGTTGGGGATCTGCGCTTCGAGTGAGGCGTCCTGCCAGTTGTTCGGCGGCAGATGCGCTTTCTCATAAAGCAGCGTGCAGGCGCGCTCGGCAGGTGACAGGCTCTGGTCGAGGATCACGGCCCAGCCATCGCTGACGACCCCCGGCTCGAAGGTGCAGCCATAGAGGCGCGCGCCTTCCGCGATCATCTTGGCACAATCCTTCGCCATGTCGGCGCGCGGCACGTCGACCACCTGAAAATCGACCGAGGGTATTTGTTGGGCCGACTTCGGCGGAACGTTATCGCAGGGCTGGGAATAGGCTGAAGCACCAGAGGTCAGCGCCAGCCCAACGGCCAAGGAAGCCAGAAACGTTCGCATCGAAAGCCCTCCTGAGATAGTGCTCCTTTATATACACCCGTTATCGATAGACTTTAACCCCGCATGAAGGCGTGCTAGGGTCGCGCCGAACGCGACGGAAAAGCAGGCATGACCACCACAGCGCCAACCCCGCAGGATGTCCAGAACCTCGCCTGGACCATGCTCGGCGAAGCTGCCAACCAGGGCACGGCGGAGATGCAGGCTGTCGCGTCGGTCATCCGCAAATATGTGCAGCGGAGGTAGCCTATGGCCGCAGCTTTTACCGCTGGGATGAACAATAACAATCCTGGCAACATCAAATATGACCCATCTATCCCGTGGCAAGGGCAGGTGGGACCTTCGACGAATAAGGACCAGGGCGATCCGCAGGTCGTGTTCAACAGCCAGGCTGCGGGTATGCGCGCCATGGCCCGAAATATTGCCACCAAGTACAATAACGGCGCTACAACAATCCAGCAACTAATAGCGGGTGCCGGTGGTTGGACGCCGGGCTACCAGCCAGGCGCCGATGGCGTCGCGGCTGCCGCGGGGCTGCCGGTCAATCAGCCAATCAACATGAACGATCCGAGCGTACTAGCGCAGGTGATGCGCGGCATCGTCACGCAGGAACACGGCTCGGCCAGCAATTTCTATACTGACCAGATGATCACCGATGGAATCAGCGCGGCCACTGGACATCCGGTACCGCCGATGAATGTCCCGGGTAGCGTGCCGAACGCCGGCGCCAACAACGCGTCGGCGTATACCGGCATTGATGGTTCGCCCGCTTTGTCGGCAATTACTGACGCGCTAGCACCTACCGCCGGGCAGAACCACGGTGTGCCTTTGGCGCGCCAGCAGCCTTTCAACATCCCTGCCTTCAACCCGTTCACCGCCGGTGACGCCCTCGCCTTCGACCCCGCGACGATAAACGGCGGCGCTCTGCCAGGCCAGATGGACGCTGGTTACAACGCGACCACCGGTCAGATGCAGCCCTACGACACCGCGAATACCCGCGCGGCCACGGCTTCATCGACACCGGCCGCAACAAGCAACAATAGCGCCTGGGGCGACCTAATAAATGCGCTGCGCGCCACGGCTTCATCGACACCGGCCGCAACAAGCAACAATAGCGCCTGGGGCGACCTAATAAATGCGCTGCGCGCCACGAACACCTCCGGCTCGCCCGATGATCGAAACAGCGCTGCCCCAACATTCACCGGTAACACCCAGGCTGGGGTCGAGCAGCTCCCCGCTGGTTGGCATCCGGCACCGGGAATCGTGCCCTCGCTCGACAGCGTGCCGACGCCAGTCAGCCATGGCGCTGCGCCCTACGGTGGTCCGTTCAACTCGATGGACGCCGCAGCTGGAAATACCGGCGCACCCTATGGCGGTCCGTTCAATTCAATCGACGCTACAGCTGGAAACAATGCTTCCTGGGACGCCTTGGTCAAGTCCTTCACCAGCCAGATCGGTGGGACCTCGAACGCCAACACCGGCGGCACCGACTACTCCGCCGCGGGCACGATAAATAACAACAAAGATCAAAGTCAGTTGCCCGCTGGCAGCCCGCTGGCCTTCGACCCGAACGCCACCGGCGCGCCGAATTATACGACTATCCCCGGTAGCGGCACACCGACGATCATGTCGCAGCAACTCAACCCAGCCTATACCGCATGGATGAACAATCAGCAGCCGAGCGGCGGCATCGATGCCGCGGGTAATGGTATGAGCGTATCAGGTAGCGCTACCGGCGCGGTCGGAATCAACGGACTCGCTACCGGTGCGCTTGCCATGCCACAGAAATATATCCGGGTACCGATGGCCAATCCGAACTACGTAGCGCCGCGGCAACAGCTTACGGTAGCGCCGGCCACCGTATCGGCTAACCCACCTGCTATGGCTGGGTGGCAGCTACATCCGCTCGCCAATGGCTACACCTACGCGGCTAACCCGAATGGCGGGTACGTAAATATAGGGCAAACGAATGCCGCGCTAACCCCCGCGCAGGTATACGATGCGGCAAACCAGGGTCAAAGCTCGACGGGAAATAACAATAACCCGACGCAGTCGCTTACCCAGACGAACTGGTAGCGGGGGGTTTTAGATGCCGCCCAATGCTCAGCCCCCGTCGTCAGCCGCCGCGCGCGAGCCGATCAAGATCCAGTTTCGCCCGGGCGTCGATCGCGAGACCACCGATTACGGCAATACCGGCGGTTGGTACGATTGCAATCTGGCGCGCATCCGGACCGGGACCTGGAGCAGCATGGGCGGCTGGCAGCGTTTCACCGCGTCGCCGGTGTTGGGCACCATGCGCAGCCTGTTCCCGTTCTCGACGCTGAACGGTACGCGCTTCTACGCCACCGGCACCAATCTCAAATACTACCTGATCTATGGTACAACCCCGCTCGACATCACGCCGATCCGGCTGACCACCAACCCGATGGCGAATAACCCTTTCGCCACGGCGAGCGGTACGAAGATCATCACCGTGACCGATACCGCCAATGGCGTGGTGATGAACGACTTCGTCACCTTTTCCGCTGCTACTGGGCCGTTCGGAGGTATCCCGGCGTCGGACATCAACCAGGAACATCAGGTCATCCAGGTTGTCGACGCCAACACCTACAAGATTGCGGTGGCGACGACGGCCTCGAGCAGTACCTCCGGGGGCGGTGCCGTCGCGGTCGCCGCCTACCAGATCAATACCGGCCTCGATACCACGGCGCTTGGAAACGGCTGGGGCACCGGCCCGTGGGGCTATTACGGCTGGGGTCAGGGTTCTTCGACCTTCGTCCAGACCGATCAGCTGCGCTTGTGGTCGCAGGACAACTATGGCGAAGACCTGCTGTTCAACGCGCGCGACGGCGGGGTCTACTACAAACAGATGAGCGCTGGCATCCCAGCGCGCGCGGTCAACCTGACCTCGCTCGATACCGATGCCGACGCCGACATCCCGATCGTGGCCCGACAAATATTGGTCAGCGATAATGATCGGCACGTCATGGCGTTTGCCACCAACCCAATCGGCTCGGTCACCCAGGATCGGCTACTGTTCCGTTGGAGCGCGACGGAATCGCTGATCGATTGGGTACCGACGACGACCAACTCGGCGGGTAGCCTGCGCATCGAGCACGGGTCCGAATTTGTTGCCGCGATCGAAACGACAACCGAGATCCTGGTATTCACCGACATCTCGCTGCACTCGGTACGCTATGTCGGCGCGCCATTCATCTTCGGCCAAACGATGATCGCGACCAACATCCAGCTGATCGGCCCCAACGCCGCGGTCTCTACCGGCGCGCTCACGGCATGGATGGGGAACGGTCGATTCCAATGGTACAACGGTGTAGTCACCGACATGCCGTGTGCGATTCGCACCTACGTTTTCAGCATTCTCAACACCGCGCAGGCGCCGAAGATCGTCGCTGGCACCAATCGCGAATTTTCCGAGTTCATCTGGCTGATGCCGGTCAACGGCTCAGCCGAGAACAATTTCTATGTCATCTGCAATTTCGAAGGCTCGTCGAAAATCGACGTGCGTTTCGGCGGCGCGCTCACCTGGTACTACGGCTTTTTCAACACCATGGGCCGCACCAGCTGGCTCGATAGCTGGTTCGAGACGACGCCGCTGGCCGGGGCGACGGACGGCTATATCTACGCTCACGATCTGGGGGCGACCGACCAGAGCGTGACGCCGGCGGCGATGCTGAATTCCTACGTGAAATCGTCGGTGTTCGAGCTCGCCGACGGCAAGGATTTCATGCTGATATCGCGTACCATCCCCGATGTTGATTTCAGCGGCTCGACGGCGACCAACCCATCGGTGAACCTGACCTTCGAAAAGCGGGATTATCCAGGCTCGCCTTTCGTCGACGGGCCGGCCGATCCTGTCACGCGTACGGTCGCGCTTCCCGTCGAGCAGTACACCACCAAGATCGATAAGCGCTTTCGCGCCCGTTCGGTGCAGTTCGGGATCACGTCGACGTCGACGGGCACCGCCTGGTCGCTAGGTGTGCCGCGCATCTACGCTAATCCAGACGGGCAGCGCTGATGGCAACCAATCAGCAGCTCATCGTCCTGCCGGCGCCGCCGCGCTACACGGGACAGGATGCGGGAGAGTACGCCAACCAGCTGAACCGCTGGCTCGATAACCTCTATCGCAATGTCACCGGCGTCACCTATCTGCGCGGCAATGGTCTCTATCTTCCCGGCCTACCGACGGTCGGCTACGGGCTAGTCGTCGGTGAGGTATTCTCGAACGGTGGCGTGCTGACGATCGTGCGTGAAGGCGATATCTGGGTCGATACTTTTGCGGTAAGCTGCAAGGTAGGCCGCGTGACGGTAACGGTTTGAGGTGGTGAGATGGCGATGTGGGACGGAATCGTAGGCAATGCCGCACAGGCGCTCGCGCATCCGGCGTTGACCAGCGCGGTCAGATCGTTGCATCCGGGAGTCATGCCGCCGGCTGGTGGTATCGCCGCTTACGCTGATGGCGGCCCGGTAGCGCCCGGACAGGCAGATCCCGGCGGCGCGGCACCGTCCGGACTGCCTGATCCGACCGACCCGCGCATGAGCGCCATTGCCGACGCCGAGGACGCCCTCGGTTCCGTTGAGGCGGGCCAGCCGTTGCAGCCGGAGCACGTCCAGGCGCTACAGAGTTTCACTAACGCTTTTGGCCCGACCGCCCTAGCGCACCTTCACGCCAATGTGAAGCAGGGGCTGACCATGCGCCCGCGCAAGGCGCGACTGGTCGTCGGCGCCGGTAGCGGCAAGAGTGATGGTATCCCGGCGCGCGTCAACAACGTACAGGAAGCTAAGCTATCGAACGGTGAGTTCGTCATGCCCGTTGAGGCAGTACATGGTGCCGGCAACGGCGATCCGGCGCTTGGCGCGCAGCGCCTGCAACAGCTGAGTGCGCAGTTGGCTTCGATGAAACCCGCTGGCGCCGTCAAGGCGGCATCGTTGACCCCGCAAGCGAGCGCCGTACAGCCTGCCGGCGGTCCACCGATCAATGTGGACAACGTCCAGCAGTGACATGGAAAATCGCGCTTGTTCCACAGGAGGAGATTAAGGCGTTCTGGCCGAAGATCGCGCCCTTGCTAGTCAAGGCCATGAGCTACGCCGCCGGGCGCACCGACATGCGCTCGATCTATGAGGCGGTCCAAGATGGCCGACAGTTTCTATGGATCGCCTTTGATGATGTAGACAAGATCGTCGCGGCGGCCTTCGTTACGCATCTCGCCCAATACCCGAAAGGCGCTGCCTTGGTCATCGATTGCGCGGGAGGATCGCAGATGGAGAACTGGCTGCAGATCGCCTCGACGACCTTCCGCAAGTGTGCTCGAGACATGGGTGCCGAACGCGTTGAACTATATGGCCGAAAGGGTTGGGCTCGCGTGCTCAAGTCTTGTGGCTGGCAGCAGAAATTAGTGGTACTAGAGATTGGCGCCGCATCTGCGGCCGAGGGCGCATAGATGGTTCAGAAGTCTCCTTCTACGACGACAGCGGCGACGACTTCCACCCTTCCGTCCTACGCCGCCCCCGCTGTCACGGACTTCTTCAACAAGGCGCAGACGGCAGCGAACCTGCCCTATACCGCCAATCCAAACCAGCAGGTCGCAGGCACTACTGACGCGACTACCCGGGCCAATTCGATGGTCCAAGGCATCGCCGGCGCCGGCACGCCGAGCGGTATCACCAACGCCCAGAACACCTTGCAGGGCATCGCCGGGTACCAGCCAACGAGCGTCCTGAATGCTGATCTAAGCAAGTACATGGACCCTTACGCCCAACAGTCGATTGACGTCCAGAAGGCGCAGGCGACTAAAGACTATGGAGAGCAGCAGAACAGCCGCGATGCCTCCGCCGTGCAGGCGGGAGCCTTCGGCGGCGATCGCGCCACCATCGCCAACTCGATCGCGCAGCAGAACCTCAATACCAATCTGCAGGGCATCGAGGCGACTGGGATGAATACCGCCTATAATAATGCTACGCAGCTATTCCAGAATGACCAGACCAATCAGTTGCAGGGCAACCAGCTTGGCATCAATGCTGCCAACGCCGAAGGCAACATGGCCGCCACCGCCAACACCACCGGGTTGCAGAACGCCGCGGCGTTGTCTGGTGTCGGCGCGTCGCAGCAGACGCAGAACCAGAACGTGCTCAACGCCACGAACGCCCAGTGGACGGCGCAGAATCAATATCCGGTCACCCAGGCGGATCTCTATTCGAAGCTGCTCAATGGCACCTACCAAAATCAGACTTCGACGTCGACCACGACCCCGCCGCCGAGCCTGCTATCGCAGATCGCTGGCGCAGCCGGCGCCGTAGTTGGTGGCATCAAAGCCTTCAGCACTCCGGGGGGATAGTGGTGGATAGAGAGCAATTTAGATGCCCAGCTTGATCGACCAGATGAACATCCTGAAGAACCTGCCCGACGGGGCGTTGGCGGGCGAGCTCAGCCAGCCAACTGGCGCTGTGCCACCTTATCTGGTGCTCAGCGAAGTCAATCGGCGCAAGGATATGCGCCAGCGCTTCGAAGGCCAGATGGCGTTGAAGAAGCCGCAGACCACCGTGGTTCAGGATCAACTTGCCGGTCTCGCGCCGCCCAATCCTTCAATAGGAGGCATGGGCGCCGCCGCGGGGCAGGGCGCGCCGATGGCCTCTCCGGGGGGTGTCGGCTCCTCCCCGATGATGCCTGGCGCGCCCATGCCCGCCTCTCCGCCTTCGGGTATCGCCGCGGTGCCAACGGGCTACCGCAATGGTGGTGTCGTCCATTACGCCAATGGCGGCAGTGTGTATGCCGATGGCACGGATCAGGCGGCGATTGATCGGGCACGGCTAGCCGACATGTATGGCGCGCCGGCTGGTATCGCCGCCGCGCCCACCATGGACTTCGGTGCCAACGCCCCCGCCTTCGATACGAGCAGCGTAGGAAACCCGAACGCCGACACCTCGGGTACGGTAGCCTTGCCGCCCGTCGGTCAAGATTATTCCGGCATCAACGCGCAATACGAAAAGCAGCTGGCCGATGCGAACGCTGCCAAGGCGCGCGATCCATGGCTAGGTTTGATGATGGCCGGACTATCGATCGCGGGCGGGTCTTCGCCGTACGCTTTGACCAATATCGGCACCGGTGGTGCCCAGGGTCTTGATACCTACACAGCGTTGATGAAGATTGACAACGCCAACGCCACGGCGGCTACCGAAGGCCTGATGGGCGTCAAGCAGCAGATGACCAAAGAGCAGGTCGCGACTATCGATCAGGCCAATGAGGCGGCCAAAATCGCTGCTGCGAATGATCCGAACAGCCCGCAGAACCAATCCCAGCTGGTGAAGAACATCAACGCCTGGGAGCGGATGCCGGAAGGCCCTGAAAAGGATCTGCTAGCCGCTTCGCTTCCACCCGCTGCGATGCAAGCGCTCAACGCCAAAAAAGACATGGCGCATAACATGGGGGAGCAACTCGTAAACGGGTTAATCGACCCGTCCCTATCGGGTATGTACAGCACCAAACCGCTGATATTGAATGATATCGCGATCAACCATCCGGGCTTCAACGTAGCTGAGAGGCAGCAAGACTGGGCTGCCGCACAGGCGAACGTAAAGAGCCTGCAAGCGGCGCCACAACTACGGTTGCGTCAGGCTCTTGGCGAATTGCAGGGTACCGATGGCCAGCCCGGTATGCTCGATAAGCTGAAAGCGGTAGCGGATGACTGGAACGGTAGCGTAGCCGTGCCGCTCAACGGGGCAAATCTGGCTATCGCGCGAAACGGCGGTTATGGTCAAGTAGGTATTGATAAAGCCAAGCTATTCGATGCTCAGTTGGCCGAAACGACGCCGACTATGGCCGCAGTGTTTAGTAACGGTAACGCCTCCACCGACAAAGCGCTGGATAACGCCATGTCGATATTTGCGCAGGATACTAGTAAGGAAACATTCGATAGCCTTGTCGATCTCGTCCGGTTCAATATGGGCGCCCGAATCCATGCGCTTAATCAAGCGCCTGGTGGGGGCGCTAACAACCCGTATAATTTCAACAAAGGCGCTACTTCAGGTACTGTAGCACCACCGGCCGGTGGCGCACCCAATACAAAAGTCGTCAATGGCGTAACCTATACCCAGGGGGACTAACCGGTGCCGACATGGAAAAATCCCGACGGCACGCCAGTTACCGATCCCGCTGTGCTCGCGCAACTGAATGGCGCTCCCAGCGCCGATAGTCTTAATTCCGCAAAGCCGTGGAAAGGCCCTGACGGAAAGCCAGTTACCGATCCGGAGACGCTGGCGCAGTTGAACGGCGCGTCGGCTACTACCGCGGCACCGGTCCAAGGTTTCACGCCCGGACAAGCGCCGACACCTGACCAGCTGGCAGGCTTGCAGGCGAACTGGGGTAAGACTGCTAGCGGTGCCGCGCCTCCCGAAGTTGCCGCGCCGGTTGATCCCGGACCAGCGGCGAACGCCGCTGCGGCGCTAAACGATATGGTTTATCGTGGTTTAGGTGCGCCGATCGACATCACCAATACTGCGTTGCGCGTGGCCGCGGCGGGCGTGCATGCAGCGGGCGGCCCAGATATCCAGTTGCCCGTCGATACGCCCGGTGGGCACCAGTCGATCGCTGATCTGTTCGCCAAGTTCGGCACCACCGACCCGTCAAAAGTCGCCGCGGTCAGCAATGCCGACAAACTGGCGCGCGGCGCGGCTACGGGTATCGGATACGCGGTGGCGCCCGAGATGCTGCTCGGTACAGCGGCCAAAGCCATGCCTGCGCTCGAGGGCGTCGCCAGCGTGGTTCGGCCCTTCATCGGCATGGGCGATACACCGGGTGCAGTCGCGGGGAACGTCCTAGCAGGCGCGGCGGGCGGCGCCGGTGCGCAGGCAGCTGAAGACGTCGCGCCGGACAATCTGAAACCTTTGGCGGCGGTAGTCGGCGGGGTTGGTGGCGCCGGCGCTGGTTCGCTCGCCGCCGAAATTCCTAGTATCGCGGCTGCTGGTGGGCGACTAGCCAAAGAGTTCGTCGCGCCGCTATCCATCGGAGGACAAGAGCGGCTAGCCGGAGAGCGGCTCGCCGCGGCTTCCGATAGCAGCGTAGGTACGTTGAAGGACACGCTCGCCAATCGCGGCCCCGATCTGCCGGGTGTGCAGCCGACCACAGCGCAGGCGGTGAGCGCCCAATTGGCGCGCGCCCACGCCGCAGCAGGCGGCGAAGGTCCCGCGCCAACCGACTATGGTCTGTTTAACCTTGAACGCACACTATCGACCAAGAATGCTACGCCGTTCGTGCAGCGCGCCGCCGAGAATAACGCGGCGCGTGTCTCGTCCATGCAGAGCGTGCAAGAGCCGGGAGCACCGGAAATCATCGCCAGCGCGATCAAGGGCAATCTTGATAGCCTCGCTCGTGATGAGGAGGTCGCCGCGACGGCGCATTCCGCGCAGGCTGGCCAGGCGGCGGTCAAGCAGACAGCCGTGGCCGCCGACGCCGCGACCAATATGGCGCCCGCCGCCCATACCGAGGATATCGGGGCAGGCATGCGGCAGGCTCTCGAAACTGCGCGCGCCGGCACCAAGGTAAATGAACGCGCCCTTTGGGATGCGGTAGACCCGACTAATTCGATGACGGTCAGCCTGCACAACACGCTTGCCACGCAGCAGCGCCTCACCGATTCGATCACACCCCTTACCGCACCTATTACAGGCACCGAAGCCCGAATTCATGCCGCGCTCAGCGCGCTGGATGACCCTATGCAGCCGTTGAACAGCGTCGCGGATTTGAGCAAACAGCTCACCGCTGCGATGCGCGAAGAACGCAGCACCGCTGGCGAAAGCCCGACATGGGCACGGCTGTCGCAGATGAAGGGTGCGGTAGAGAAGGATCTCAGCGACGCAGTTGTCGGCAAGGTTGCCGGCGAGCAGCGGGCTGTACAGACTGGTGCGCTTGGCGAGAACGACACAATCCTCGCGCGCTTGAAAGCTTGGCAGGATGACTATTATGGTAGACAGAAATCCGGCGTCCTCGGTACTCAAGGCTTTAGCGGAGATGCCAGCGCAGGATCAGCTGCCGTTCCTGGTCTACGCGGAACAGCGGGCCAAGCTGGAATCGGACCTACCGATGCTACGGGCCGTCCGGGAGTACCGCAAGACATTGCCGCCCCGCCCGCCCAGTCCGAGGTTGATACCGGTGCCGTCGCGCGACTGAAGACCGCGCAGCAGGCGACAATTCAGCGGGTTAATACCTTCGACAATTCCACGTTAGCCCCAATCCGCGCACGTCCGAGTAAAGTCACCGACTACAACATGCCGAGCGGCGCCGTGCCAGGTAAGATATTCTTTCCCGGTCCGAAGAGCCCCGAAGCGATCCAGCGCTATCGCGCCGCCGTCGGCGATGAGACTGCAGTGCCTTTGCTGCACCAGTACGCGGCAACCAAACTGCGCACGGCGGCACAGCGTACCGATGGGACACTCGATCCGGGACGCACCGCATCGTTCGTGCGCAATCACGCCGACGCGCTGCGGGCACTGCCTGGGTTCAACACCAAGGTTCTCGACGCGGTCAAAGCCTCGCAAGGTGCCGACGCGGCAGTCAAGGCGGCGAGCGCCAAGACCGGTGGCTCGGCGCTTGCCGAGGCATCGCAAGGTATCGTCGGTAAGCTGTCAACGCTCACTGATCCAACCGACGTCAGCCGGACTATCGGTACGGTCTTCAATCGCGCCGACAGCATGGCGCAGATGCAGCGGGTCAAGGATGCGATCGGCCCAAACCCCGCGGCACAAGAAGGCTTGAAGAAGGCCGTCGCCAATCACCTGACCGAGCGGTTCATCGGTAGCACCGAGGCAGGGTTGACCGGCGTGAACGCTATCAAATCGGCACAGCTGCAGAACTTCCTGAC